GCGCGTGGAGGTCGCGCGCGGCGTCGAACGGCACGGCGATCAGCTCGCCGGCCATGTAGTGAGCAAACCGGCGCACCGTCCGCATGTGCACCAGAGTGCCGGGGACCACGTCACTCATCGGCGGCGCCTGGTTTCGGGTTCGGGTTCGGGTTCGGGTTCGGGTTCGGGTCCCGCTCTGGTCCCGGCGATCGCCAGGCCAGCGACCGCTACGCCCTGGTCAACCAGCGCCGCCGCTTCCTCGACGGTGAAGGCGGCGGACTCGCCTTCGTTATAACTCAGGTGGTGCGTTGTGAACGTCACGACGGTATCGCGCGGCGGCGCGCCCTCCACCTGCATTTCGGCTTTCGGTTCGCCGGACATTTATGTCCTCCTTACGCTGGATTGGTGAGCCTCGGCGGCGCGTTCACGCCGAGCGTCAGGCGGGTGCTCCGTTTCCGCCTCCCGCGCGGCCAGCGCCGCCGTCACGCCATTCGACGGCGGCGCCGGGGTCGAGCCGGTGGCGTTGGTCGCGGTCACGACGCAGGTGATCGTGTGGCCAGAGTCGCCCCCGACCGTCGTGTAGGTGGCCGCGTTGGTGCCGACGTTCACCCCGTTACTTTTCCACTGATAGGCATACGTGGTTGGCGATCCGGTCCAGTTGCCCATCGTGCAACTGGCAACTGAGCCGGCAAGCGAGACGTAGGGGATGTCAATGTTCTTCGGCGCGGCGACCGTCGCCGCGCCGGAGCCAAGCGCGGAAAGCTGCGCCGCCTCGGCGGTGGTGAAGGCGGCGACCTCCCCGGCATAGTAACTGCCGAACTGCTTCGAGAAGGTGACGACGTGATCACGCTGCGTCGTGACGATGACCGGCATGTGCCGCCTCCTTATGCCGGGTTCGCGAGCGTGGGCGGCGCGTTCGCCCCGGTCGACAGAGCCGGCCGGATCGCCGCCGCCTGCGACCACGTGGGATTAAGCGGTTGCGTCGAATAAGCCGCCCCAGGAGCCCCTGGAAGGCCGCTGAAGGCCCAATCCTGGGTTAACAGGATCACGAGCGACTGAAGGTGCCGCATGTTGCAGTCGTGCTCCGCGATGACACGGAACAGCGACTGGTCGCGCTGGAACGAAGAGACCATGCTGACGCCATCGTTGTACGCGGCGACGTCGGACGCATCGACGACGACGTTATAGGTATCGGCGATAACGAAGTCGGCCATGTCGACGAAGTAAACCTCGCTCGCCTTGGTGTAGGTAGTCATCACCAGGTTGGTCGGGATCTGCTGCGTCAGTCGCACCGGGTAGCCCTCCAGCATCCCACGCGCCATTTCGTCCTTGAAGTAAAAACCACCGATACTGTCACGCGCCGTCGCGATGAACCGCGCGGACGTTGGTGCCATGATCCAGGTCGGCCGGATCATCCGCGACATGCCGTTCTGCAACGCCAGGATAGCGGCCGAGACACCAGCGAGGATCGCGGTCACCGCGTCGCCCGGCGCGGGTGTCGCCGGCATCGCGGTCACCGTGATCTTGTTCGCCGGCAGGCAGAGGCTTTTCATCCCGACCGGCCCCTTGTCGGTGCCATCGCCGCGCAGAAATGCGAGGTCCTCGCGCCGCGCGATCGTCTGCACCAGATCGTCGCGCACGATCTCCTCGACGCCGATCGGCGAGCGGCGAATGAGATCGTTGCTCACCGGCACCATGGCGGTCAGCTTCTTGGCGACGAAGTTGACGTCATCGAACCGCTCTTGCGAGACGGCGATATCGTCAAGCTCGTTCTGATAGGCGGCGGTCGCGCCACCCGCGAGGCGCGGGATGGTCAGATTGCCCATCGGCATTCCGACCTCCATGGGACCGGCGCCGCGTACCGCCGTCATCGCCCGCAGCAGCTCGATCAGATCGGCCATGAAGTCCTGCGGGATCAGCGCGCCGCCCTCGCCGGTCACGCCGGAGTTGAGCGCGCGCGTTTTCAGGTAGCCAGCGACCTCGTCGTCACCGAAATGGTTGGCGACAAACTCGGCGGCCTTGTCCATCGAGACGCGGTGGTATTGCGCGTGCATGAGGCCGAGCACGAAGCGCGCCGCGCGGATGCCGCGCTTGTCCTTGATCCCCTTGAACGGGTCCCGCTTCACGCGCGGTGGCACGGTGGTACGCAGCCGGACACCAGAGCGCGCGAGGCCTTTGTCGTCATCGTCGGCCGCGTCGTCGTCATCGCTCCCGTCGGTGGCACCCTCGGCGGCGGCCTGCATCGCGGCGGCGACGCTTTGCAACCGCTGATCGATCGAGGCCAGCGCGGCGGCGAGCCCGTCGAACGTGGTCTTGTCCTCGTCGGAAACCGGCTTCTCGTCGTCGTCGCCTTCCTTACCGACGATGGCGGTCATCTTGGCGACGATCTCGCCGCGCTTGCGGCTCAGTTCACGATGTCTCTCGGAAAGTCCCATGGTCGTGTTCCTATGCGCGGCGTCTGGCGCCCGCTGATTTGTGAGGGGGAACGTGCGGCACCGGATCGAGCGCGGGGCCGATCCTCGCCGTGGCCAGTTGGAGTTGCCGGCGAAGCCGGGCTCGGGCTCTTGCTTGTTCTTCGTTGAAAGCGGTCAGTTCCTCGCCGCTCGTTGGCGGCGTGTCGGCGGCGATGGCGGTGCCCTCGCCTGGGCCGGGTTCCTCGATCAGCGCCTCGGGATTGGCGGGCACGGTGACGATGGAAAACTCGACCAATTCCTGCTGTTGGAAGTCGATCCCCGGAAACCAGTCGTCGGCGCCACGGTCCTTGTCGGTCGTGTATTCCCACTTGAGCGGCCGGAAGCCGACCGAGGTCGCGCCGAGGAAGCCGGTTTTCGCGAGCCGGTAGACGGCGTCGGCGAAGGCGCCGGCCTCGGGGGTCGTGTCGGGAATGAACTCGACCGAGGCCATCAGCGCGTCGCCCTCGACCTTGACATCGAAGGCGCGGCCGATCGGCAGGCGCGAGGCGTCGTGGCCCCAGAGCACCACCGGATTGCGCTGGTACTGGCGCAGGTCCCACCCGCCGACCGCGACGCAGTCCTGCTCGCGATCGACCGCGCCGGTGCTGATGCAGAACCGCAGCGCGCGGCGTTCGTCCATCGACGGCGCGGCCGGCGTGATCACCTGCTTGCGGACGCCGAGCGCGGCAGTCGCTATCTTGCGCCGGCCCAGCATCTTGAAGCGGGCGGCGCTGACGATCTGGATCATTCGACGGGTCCCGGTAATTTGATTTGGCGCAGCGTGATGGTCTCGTCATCGCGCCGGATGAGGCGGAACACGGTCCCGATCGTGCCGAACGCCAGCGCGCGGAACATCCCGAGGTCATAACGAACGCCAAGGATGCGGATCGTGTCGCTCGCGAGTTCGATCGTGATTTCGCTGTCCGCGCTCATTCGACGGGTCCGGGTTCGGGTTTCGTCGGCGCTACCGAGGGCGCGTTGCTGGCTTCGCTCGGTTTCGTCGCCGAGGGCGCCGGGATGTCGGCCGGCACGGCGGTGTTGAGCGGCACCCTGTACTCGTCGGCGGTCTCGTCGGCGATCGGGTCGAGGTTCTCTTTCGCGCGCACTTCGTTGCGATTGAGCCAGCCGTTCAGCGTGCCGACCTGATACGCCTGATACCGGGTCAGCAGATCGCCGCGCGTCATGTCGTCGAAGTCCAACCGGCATTCGAGGAACGATCGTTCGTCCTCGAACAGCAGATGGTGGTCGAACAGTTGCTCGATGGCGCGCGCGATCGGCGTCAACGCGCTGTCGACGTATTGCTGGTTTTGCTGTTCGATGTTGTTCAGCGTCGCCTTGTCGAGTTCACCGAGCCGGTGCGGCGGCACGCCATAGAGCCGGCATATCTCGATCACGCTGAAGCGGCGGCTTTCGAGGAACTGCGCTTCCTCGTTGGTGATCGCGATCTTGGTGAAGTCGCCGCCTTCTTCGAGCACCGCGACCTTGTTGGCATTCTGCACGCCCGCGTGCGTCTCGCGCCACGAATTGGCGATGCGGTCGGCCGCCTCTTTCGACAGCGCGCCGGGAAACTTGATCACGCCGCCCACCTGCCCGCCCTGGCGAAACAAGGTCGCGCCATGCTGCTGCGTGGCCAGCGCGAGGCCGAGCACATCCTGGGCGATGGCGACCGGTGAGGCGCCGACATAGCCGTCGAGCGAAATGTTCTTGATGTGGATCATGTCGTCGGGCGGCACGACCAGCCCGTAGCCGAGGCGACGCGAATTGATCCGGTAGTACATCTCCCCGTCGTCGCTCAGCATCATCGTGCAACGATCCGGCGCGATCGGCACCAGTTCGACCGGGTTGCCGTCACGGTCGCGCTCGACGACGACGAAGGCATTGCCCCGGATGCACAGCGAGGACACCGCGTAGCTGACGAACTCGAACCACGTCTGCCAGCGGTTCGGCCGGCGGAACAACTTGCCGAGCGGATGCTGGACCTCGCGGCGGTAGCCGCCATTCGACAGCACGCGACGGACGAATGGCTTCAGGACGGCGATGTCCTGCGAGACGCAGCGGATGCAGGCATAGAACGCCGAGGATTGCAGCGCGGTGAACGGGGTAACGGGAACGCCCGTGTTCGACGCGTAGCCGCCGAGCGCCGCGTAAAGCATCGGCTGCGGCCAGCCGAGCCCGCCCAACGTCGAGGTCGCCGCCCCGGCGTCCTTGGCGACCGGCGCGACGGTAGGCTCGACGCGCGGACGCGAGCGATCGGTGATGACTTCCAGGCGCATCGCGGCAAGCACGCGGCTCATGACGCTCATTCGATCACCAACAGCCCTCTGGTTTCGTAAACGGAACGGGTCTCGACGTGGGTCATGCAGCGGGCAATCCCCATGATCAGCGCGATGGCGCCGTCGATCTTGTTCTCCGGCCGCGCCTTGCGCGGGTAGACGTTGCCGCGCGCGTCGTAATGACCGACGACGTTGCCGATGCACCAGGACAGCGGCCCGTTCTGATCGTGGCGCAGCCGACCGGCGCGGATCGCCGCTTCCAGTTCCTTGGTCGGCTCGCTGAAGTTCTGGGTGTTGCTGCGGAACTCGACGCAGGGCACGCCCTGGGCGGCGAGGCGTTGCGCGAGTTGCGTCGAGCCCCACGGGTCATAGGCCATCGAGAGCACGCGGAAGCGCCGGCAAAGGTCGGCGATGTCGTCCTCGATCATGCCGAAGTCGGTTTCGTTGCCGGGTGTGATGACCAGTTCGTCGTTCGCCGCCCAGCCGGGATATGACGGATTGCGCGCTTCCATCACGGCGGCTTCGTTCAGGTAGCAGCGGGCGAACACGGCGTAATGTTCCGCTTTCGGAAACACCATCAGCAGCGCGGCCAGATCGGTTTTCGACGCGAGGTCGAGCGCCAGATGGCATTCCTGGCCCTCGAAGTCGTCGAGCGTCAGATCGCGGTCGCCGCAGGCGTTCCAGGCCCGTGTGCTGAACAGCGCCTCATCCGCGCCGACCCAGACGTTGAGGTGCCGGGTCCGCGCCGAGGCTTCCTGTGCCGGGTTGTTGCGCGCCTGCCGCATGATCGCGCGGATGGCGTCGGGCTGCACCGAGCGGCCCCAGCCGGGATTGGCCTTGATCCAGGTCGCTTCGTCCCAGGGGTCGTCGGTATCGTCGACCGAGTAGATGATCCCGAACAGCCGATCGTCCTCCTGGCCGCCCTCGAGTACCCGGGCGAGGTAATCCCACAGCCGCTTGCCGATGCCGGCGCTGTTCGAGGTCGCGGTGCTGATCGAGAGGATGAACGGCTGCTTGCGCTTGCCGGTCGCGGTCATCAGCGCGTCGTAAACCTCGGACGTGCGATGCGAGCCGATCTCGTCGAGCACGGCGACCGCGACGTTGAGCCCGTCGAGTGCTTTCGCGTCCGAACTGATCGGGATGAACCGGCTGGCGCTGTGCTCCTGATAGATCGCGTTGACGCGGACGCCGACGCCCCACTCGCGTTGCATGTCCGGCGAGCGGCGGACCATGTTCTGCGCGGTCTCGAACAGGATGCGCGCCTGATCGCGGGTCACGGCGGCGGCGTAGCCCTCGGCGCCGCCTTCTTCCTCGCCGAAGGTCATATACATCGCCAGCGGCGCGGAAATGGTTGTCTTGCCGTTCCCTTTCGGCACGTAGACGACGCCCTGGCGGAACCGGCGCGCGCCGCCGTCGCGTTCGCGGAAGCCGAATATGTTGGCGTAGGCGAATTTCTGCCACGGCATCAAAACGATCTGCTTGCCCGCCTCCGGCCCCTTGATGTTCGGCATCTGCGTCGCGAAGAACATCGCCCGGTTCGCCGCGTCGGCGTCGAACGACCAGCGGCAGGACGCGCGCCGCGCCTCGGCGTGATCGCGGATGAACCGCTCGCAGGCGAGACGCGCGTGCAGCGAGGCGGGTATCTTCCGGTCGGCGATGGCGTGGGCGTAGTCCAGCGCATCGGCCGCGAAGCGGGCCGGGTCCTCGCCAGAAGCCAGGGAAGCGGCGCTAACCCGCCTTGCCACCCTTGATCACCGCGAGGTGCTTCCACGGATCGGCGCGCGGATCGGCCTTCGCGTCGCCGGCGGCGGGATCGGCCGCCACGACGCGGATGCGCGGACGCGCGACCGGGCTGAAGCCGAGTTCGGTCATCATGCGGATCATGATTTTCGCCGCGCGGTCGATGATCTCGACGTACGGCGACATGATCAGACCCTCTGGGCCCTTGACCAGCCAGGGCGCGTCGGGCGCGCGCCGGTTGAGCGTCGCCTGGGCGATCATCGCGCCGCGATGGCGGTCCTCGGCCTCGACCCACATCACCAGCGCCGAGCGGTCGAGCAGCTTCAGCACGCCTTTCGGGCAATGCGTGATCGCGTAGTCCCAGCCCTCGCGTTGCGACGGCGTGAGCCAGTTCGGCGCCTCGACCAGATCGCCGAGCGGCGCCGGTTCGGCCGCGCGCTTCGCGTGCCGGTCACGCCGCGCGGTGCCGTGCAGCTTGTGCAGCGCCGTGGGCTTGGGCGGCCGGCCGGTTCTCATGCCGCGTCCTTCTGGCCGCGTTCGGCGGCGACCTCGACGAAGGTGCGGCCATCGCCGTCCAGCGTCGCGGGTTGGCCGACAAACTTCAGCCACCGCGCCACCGCCACATCCACATACGCGGGATGAAGTTCGCAGGCGTAGCAGGTGCGTTTTGTTCGTTCCGCCGCGATGATCTGCGATCCGGAGCCCGCGAACGGCTCGAAAACAACATCTCCTTCGTTCGTAAATGCCGTGATGACCTCCTCCGCCAGGGCAACGGGAAACACGGCGGGATGGTCAAGCGATGGGTCGTGGAGGGCTCCAGTGCGCCGGCTCACACGGAAGACTGAGTCTGGTTTTACGAATTGTTGGTTGAGAAAAGTAAGTGGCGAGTTAGTGACGTGTTTCTTATTGTTGCGGTCTCTTAATATACTTGATGGCGCCCTGGTGGCCACCTGACGCACTGGCTTCGTCTTCCTCGCGCTTATAGTTTCTTGATTTAAAT